CGTTTGGCTTCGTTACTGGTGCTTCGGTTAATACAGTCGTCATTTAAATCACCGCTTTGTTATGATGTGGTCTATTAGCATATTGGTCTTTGCGCGTAACCGCTCGTGGTTCTTGACCAAAATACTTTAAAAAATTATCCTTAGCTGCCATTGCTTTTTGAACATCAACTGAATCCGCGTCTTTAGTGCTGAATGCTCGATACAGAATCCAATCAACTAAATGCTCGTGGTGTTCTTCCTCGATTTCCAAGTCATCACTATTTGATTCTATCTTTAGTGGAAAGCGATAAACCTCAAGCTGTAACGTGTAGGCTGTATCAGGAGTAGGAACGATTTCAATTGATTTTTTGGTGTGAATTAAAAAGAAAGGTGTATTAACTTCTTGTCGCCATTGATTAAATATTCTGTTTAATTCGGTTTGGTCGGTGATTTCTAAATTAGTCACCGTTCCATCGCCATAGGTCAAAACGGCATCAGTAATGGCATAAATAGATGGATTAATTGTGTATTTGCTTTTGTTTGCTGTAACCGCTATTCGAGTAAATGCGCTTGTTTTATCAAACAGCAAATTTCCATTTCTTACTGCTTTTCGTTGCGCTTCGTTTAGAAAAAATAAAAATCCAGTGCTGTCTAACCGATAATCAGGAACTTTATCATCAGCTTGGTGTCTATATAAATACTCAAGCTCTGATATTTCCATTACATAACACCGATGTTTATTTTATCGATTAAATACCGCTTCATTTCTGGAATAGTCGATTTTTCATCAAAGTTATGGTTAAACTTCGTTGCTGCATAAGCCTTAAGCTGTGCGTCTGTCATTCTTGAAATAGTTTTTTTAGCGTTCAAGGCTTCTTGTACGCGATCATATTCTTCATCATCTGGCTTTAGTTCTTCAACTACTTCCAGCTTTTTAAGTTTAGCATCCTGCTTTATTTCTTCCAAGGCATAAGTGTCAGTGTGTTTCAACAGTTTGTTAGCAATTTCTTCGCTAAACAACTTCACCTCATCTTTTTTGAAATAAACACCTGTGCCATAAAGACTTTCTTTATGTTCGGGATGTCTACCAATGTATTTTATTGCAATCATATTATTCTCGTTAAAGACGGGTAGGGCGTGAACCCTACCCATTCAAATTACAATGCGCCGACTACTTGACCAGTTAAGACAATATCGATAATACCGACTGCTGCAAGGTCTGCACCCGCTAAAGTCAGGATAACGTAAGCATCTTTTGACAAAGTTTGTGGAGCTAAAGCCAATGTTTTGCGTGTTAATGCCGCAGAATCTAAAGCCAAGTTGTCAAACCAGCAATTATCATCTTGAGGGAACGCAGTTACATCAGTGCCATCAACGTATTGGAAGCCAATGTCTGCGGTTGCCGATGCGGTGAACGCATCAGAAACAATAGCTACCGCGTCCAAAACTTTTGTACCAGCAGGAATTACGCCCAATCGGACTACGTTAGTTTGAATGATAGCAGTTGTTTGATCGCTATCAACCATCACGCCGCTTGAGTTGGTGGTTAAGTTAAAGACATCAACCCAAGCATTACCATAAGGCACACCAGAATGGGTACGCAAGTGTTTTGCGTTATATTTAGTTACAGTTGCCATTTCATGCCTCCTTAAGCAATTTTAACAGCGACATCAAGAGCGGCAACGCCCATATCTGTCCATTGAGTACCTTGCGAACCGCCGAAGTCAATCGGGAATCTGTTCTTTTGACAACCTGAAATCATACCGATTAACACTTCGCGTTTATCGTCATGGTCGAACTCTTTTTCTTTCCAGAAGAAAGAGCCTGTTCCAGTAGTGTTACCACCATAAGCAACAGATAACGCTTGCGCACCAATCAATAAACAACGGTCAACTGCATAGCCAGTAGGGACGGCAACAGTATGTGATGTTTCTGTTTCAGTCGAATAATCCGCGCAATACTTCAATGTTGAGCCGATATTAAAACGAACCAGTTTGTTTTGCATTGGTACGATTAAAATATCACCGTACAATAATGAACCGCGTCTAAAGATTGGATTTTTTGCAGAACGCTCATAAGCCAAAGATTGCCATTGTTGGAACACACGGCTATTCGCTTGCTTAAAAGAGTTGTACGCAGTAGGTGATACCATCAAGATATTCAGATTTGAATCATACGCTTGGTCATCGTCTTGGAAACGAATCGGCAAAGGTTGATAATCCATTTCACTTAATGTAGCCGATAACGCATCTAACGCTTCGATACTTAAAACGCCAGTTGATGTTGGTTCGTTGACCGTGCCATCATAAAACCTTTCAATACCTGAGCTGGTCGCGGTAAAGTGACGGTTACGAGTTGGAGCTTTTAACGCATTAATAACAATCTTACTAAAGTCTGCATCAGATTCTAATGGAATAGTCCATGCGCCGCTTGATTGTGAGCCACGCGCACCAGCTAAATGAATCAACATAGATTCGTCAGCGTATTTATTAGCTAACTGCAAACCGTTTGATTTTGCCAAAGTGTACAAGTCGATTTCAGTACGTTGTTGCGACATTTTATCGCCAGCAGACATAACAAAACGTGCTTGGTCAATTTTAAATTCGCCTGTCTCGATTTCTTGAGCCGCGCCTTTACCTTCTGCGATTTCTGAACCCATAATAGGCTTTGCAGTGATTGGTTGGGCGAACTTGGTTTGAATGCGAGAACCGCGAACACGGGTTAAATCTTCGTTTACAACAATCGGCATTTCAGCGGCTAACTTGCCTTTGATAGCTGCTTCTGCGTCTGCTTGCGTGGGCATTTTGCCTTGCATTAACGCCATTGTTGAGGGTCTTTTTAAGTGTGTGCTAAAAAGAGCCTTGTTTTGGAGTTGCAGGATGGCATCGTTAGCCGATCCTGCTGGAAAGTTTGTAGCCATTTTATTTACCTTCTACGGATTAACCGCGTAGCAGCGTTAGCCGCTACTTGGGATTAGCCTATCTCACGACAGGCGTTCATTGTTTTTTCAATTAACCTTACAATTTATCTTCCGCATTGCCTCACGGTCTTTCTACGGTATCAACTAAATTATAAGGCTATCGACCGCGACATCATTCGACGTGGCTTATTAACACTAACTTTGTAACATCTTAATATCAGCAACCAGTTTTTCAATAGCGGCTGGATCATCCATTTTAGCTAAAAAAGCCGCTTGCTGGTCTTTACTCATTGACATATAACGCTCTGCTGGGCTTATTTCGCCCGACTTTCCCGATACATCATTAAGCAATGTTGGCACTTTAACCGACTTAACAGGTGGTTCAGCTATTGCCTGTTCCTGTTTTACCGTTATACCTTTTTCTTTCGCATAAGCATCAAATATAAACTTATGGTTTTCAGGGTTAAATGTTTGAGCCGCTTGTTGCTGAAATTCTGGAAGCTTTTCAAACCACTCGATAAATTCTTTCGATTGGTTCGTTTCTTCCCAGTTCGGATATACGGACTCGAAAGCCTCTACCCGCTTATCCCACGCATCTTTAGCTTGTTTATTTACTTCCTGTTGCCGTTCATCTTCAATACTTTTTAATTTACTTTCGGCTAGATCGGCTTTCTCACGGAAAGGCTTAACCTTTTCGTCGATAACCTGACTAAGATATTTTTCAAAGTTCTCGCCCAGCATATCACTGAACTCCTCTCTAAAATCATCTATCACAGCATCTTGAGCGTCAGTACCACCTGTTAAAGCATCCTGATTTTTAGCTTCTTGCAAGTCCGCTATCAGTTGCGCTTGCTGGTCTGCCAATGCTTGCAGTTGGTCTGCTCTTGATTTTTCCTCATAAGCCGATTGTCTTGCTGATTTCAACTCATCATAAGGGATTTTGTGCTTACCGTCTTTTGCCGATATATCAACATCACCCTCTAAAACGAGGTCTAAATCATCTTCCGATACTTCTTCACCAGTATCATCACTTCCGCCTAGCATTCCACCACTGATAATAGCGTCTTGTTCGGCTTCTGATAACGATTCAAACTGGTCTGGATTTTCGGCGTAATACGCCGCATCCATATCTGTCATACAATACTCCAATAAAATACCCGTAGAGGTAAGCTGTTACGTCAGCCAGCGGTTTATGGATTTACAAACTAAAATTGCTTAATTATTAAACGATGTTTAATTTGTGTGCTAATTTTAACACACAAATTTAAATATATGTAAACTACTTTTTAATAGTCACCTAGATTAACAAAAGTCACAGTAATTGTACCTGTGAATGACTGTGTTGCATCAGCGTCCATTAAACCATCGGCAACATAAGCACTGTTTAAAAACAGGCTCTTAGCCGTGGTTGTGCCGTCGAATTGCGCAGATGATGCTAACGCGCTACTAACCGCCGTGCCAGCAACATTAATTGTCGCGCTTGATGTAAATGCGGTGCTTGGCATTAGATCAGCTTGAGTTCCATCTAATGTAGTGCTTGCCGCTGTAGTTGTACCTAATGACAAAACACCTGCTGAGCTTGCATTTAGCGTACCAGCTAACGCGCTAGTGGTTTTTTGTGCCAGTGTCGCAACAACGCCAAGTACATTGATGCGACCTGCGGGAAAGTCGAATAGCTTAGTGCCAGCATATTGCGCCGTGTTAGTGATCGCCTGTGGAACATTGGTTAATGTAAACGTCACTTGTTGAGTCACATCGCCAATAGTTGTTGCACTTAAGCCAGTAACAGCCGCAACACCTGTTGTTAGCGTTTGGTTACGTTCGCCAAGGATAGTAAACACGTCGGTTTTATCTTGATACAACTGAATCACTTCATCATCAACCCAGTCGATTTCATTTGGCGACCAATTGTCTACTTTAGCGATTTGACCTTGTCTTTTTGGCAGTGTAGCGACTGCTAACGCTTTTACTAAATAACTCATGGCTATTCTCCTGATTTATATTCGACTTGTTCTTCAATGATGTCTTTTGCAACGTCATCGGCGTTTTTCTTAGCTTGCATTGCATAGGCTAAAACTTTCTTGTGTCGCACTGGATCACATTGTATTTTTTTAGCTTCGACAAGGGTTTGAAAATCAGCTCTGACTTTCCAGTCATCGTCTGAGTTAGCTTTTGGTAGTTTAATCATTTTGGCTTCATCTGCCATTTTGTTTACCTGCTTTGGGGTTATGGTGTCTCTCGACACGGGCTTGTATTAAAGGTGCAGTGTTGCACCTTTGTTTTTAGTTAAAGAACGGTTAGCTTGTTATCAGTCATTTAAGCCTCCAAAAACAAATCGCGATTATCGCTGGTCAACATTGCTGTGTAGGTTGCTGCGGCTAATTAGACCGCCCCGATGAAGTATTCATTATACCACTAATCTAGTGGGTTACTTGTTTCAATTCCTTGTTCAGCCGATGGCATCATTTGTTCTTGTGGTTGTACTTCCTGCGGCATTGGAGCTTCATCGCCTTGTGGTCTTGGTGGAAACTGTGGCGACGTGTTAGTGGCAATCGGCATAGCTTGAATCGGTTGTTGTGGTTGCGCTGGGATATTCAAATCAGGATAGTTACCTACGGGTGTTGGAGCTTGATAACCCGCATTCTCCAGCACTGAATCAGCTACAGGAGCAACGATTGGACTCATCATAACCTGTTGACCAACACCATACGCTGCGAATTGGGCATCCACCAACACTTTCACCTTATCAGCTATCATGTTTTCAATAGTCTGGTCGGCTACACGTTCTTTAATGGCAAGCTCACGACTTTTAAGCTCAAGTTCTTTATTCTTAAGCTCCAGTTCCTTTTCAAACTTTTGCATTTCTGGATTAGGCTGATTATCCGCTTCTTTGATAGCCTTGATAATATCTTGTTTATTCTCTCCCAAGTCAGAAAAATTCATCATATACGGCATTAGTACCGTTTGATAGTGCGTCGGTGCAGATTTGAAAACTTCGGCTAATGATGTGTACTGTTGTAATTTATAGGATTGGTTTGTAGGAACTTCACTTAATACGACTTTCAACAACGCATTATTAACGTCATTAATCAGGTATTCAACGCCATAATCTCCATCTTCATCGACAGTACGTTGATTTAATACCACTCTGCGGTCATCCCTGATAACATCACCAGCAATAAAAACTTCCTCGTCATTATTAGAATCTTGCACTAACATAGCCAGTAATAATTCACCTAAGTGTGTACGACTTTCGTTTTTGTTATCGTCTAGGTTTGCTAATGCTTGGCTTGATTGCTGTATTCTTGTGACTTCTTGTGCATTGCTCGATGCCCCTGATTGTACTCCTTGGTACTCTTGAGATACACCCAAAATGTTATGGATGGCAGATTTAGCTTCGCTTAATGCTTGCATGTGCCATTGAGTTAGTGATGTATTAGGCACAATCTCAAATCGTGCGCCTTGCTGCTTCATTTCCTCTGCATCAAGAAGAATATCAGCATCTAAACCGCTGGCTTCATTTCTAAAATCCTCATCATCACCGACAACCGCGCCAACTGTTCTGATTGTTCTAACTGCTGACAGTGACCAGACTATTTTAGAGTGATAGATATTAACAAGGTCTTGAAGTGATTTAGCATTACGGATTTTACCGTAAGGAATACCTGTTTTCTGTTCTTTATATCCCCAAAAAGGCACATAAGGGAAATGACCGTGCGTGTATGGGCTTTCATCATCGCTTAGTTTGTGACAACCCGCCCAGACGCTCACAAATACTCGTGATGTAGGTGATTCTTGGATTTGCGCACCATTGATGATGGCGTTTATATGCTCAGGATTTTTCTTGTTATACTCAACAATTTTTCCATTTTTGAGTTTTATACAATTGACAGTCTCAAACTTGCGATACCAGACTTCGTAAAGTCTGATTTCTTTGTTGTCGATATTCAACCATTCGTCACGCCCAATTTGCCAGCTTTTTTGAATATCTAAACTTCTGCCTAGATTGCTGTTTATATTATCATCTAACTGTAAGCCAGAATCTAGCCAGCCTATGAACGCATTATTAATAATATGCTCGTGGTCAGGGTACTTCGATATTGCTTCCTGTTTTGATACCCATTTTTTTCTGATTAACCAACGTGCGTCCTTAAGCATTGGATCAACGGCAAACCAATCGTAGTACATATCAAAAAAATTGACCGCACGGCATTGATACGGATAATCGAATAGGTTATTAGTCTTTGATACCTCAACCCAGCCAACACCGATACTAATCTGCGACTCGTAAGCATCAGAAATACACCTGTCAGCACGGCTTCTGCGTTCTGACTGCGATAACTTAACAGCAAAGGCATCCGCAATGTCTTGGTCATCTTTGCCTGTCGTATCGGGTATTACACGCCAATCTGTGCGGTTTTTTACTTCTGCACCTAACACGGCTTGAATGCCATTGAGCAAAAGATTATCACACACAACAGGAATGCCGCGCTTTTCTAAAGCAACCATCCTGTCAGTTGTCAGTTGATTTCCGTCTCGATAAGACAGTTCTTTGGTTGCTTCGGCTCTCCATTTTGGTTGATTTTGGATTTCAGTGATGAATCCAGTAAAATCCCGAAGCGTTAAGCCTTCGCTTGTGTCGTCTGTGTTTTTCATATTGAGTCCATGTCGTCACGACATTGATAAATCGTTTTATTTAAGCTTACTTCGTTTCATTATCCAAGAATTTACTTAGCAACTCGCCGTCAAAAATATTTTTTGGAATATTCTTTATTTCATCATTAAAAAACAACCTATACTTGCTTATGTCTTTTTTTAAAGATTTTATCTCTTGATTAAGTCTATCAAAATTATCAGACTTAAATTTTACAGCTCGAATCAGTTGCGGCAATATCGTCACTTGTTCGGCAAAAGACAACGGTTTAATAGTGTCATTTAGTTTTTTATAGTCTGTGAATATCTCTATATATTTTTGCAAGCAAAATATGAATCGATTGTTTTCGTTATCTAATCTAATCATTCTTTCGTTTAATGCCTTAATAATCCTGTCTTTTTCCGTCAATACGGAATCATTATTTTCTAAATAAAGTTTTAGCCTTCTGTTTTCTGACTCTAATTCATCAACCAATTTAACTAAATTGCTTTTTTTCATCTTGCAGTCCTAATATATTTAGGTAACTTTTTTGGGTTTCGACAAGGTATTAATCCATTGTACATTTCACTTAGAACATCATCGTCAATGTCGATGTCGTTTAAATCTTCTGCAAAATAGTCAATAGCCGTAGACTTTGCATAGCTATTTAACTCGATTAAAAGCTTAATCACCCCAAGCTTTTTATTGTAAAAATCATCTTCACTCATCTAACAGCCTCTTTATTTTGATAAAAACATCTGCTTATACCCGTTAAATTTGACGGACGCATATTCCTATACTCATCAATAGAAACTACTTTCACTGGGCAAAAGTCAAAAATAGATGGGTTATATTTGATTTTTTGTTTGCATTTTTTCATTTTAAACTCTTGGTCTAGGTTTGTAGTTGTGTTCGGTTCTATCAGAATTTCTAAACCGTTCAGCAGATACACTTATGTACCTAAAATTATCGGCTCCATGTGATGCTGAGTCATGGTCTGGCGCACCTGCTTCGCTTGTTCTTGCATTTATAACTCGCTTGTATCGCTTTAAAGAATTAACCAGAGTATCGGCTTTGACTTTATCAAAATACACGCGATTAAACGACATTCTAGCCTGTTTAATACCTTCCTCAATGCTTGATATTGGTATTATCTCAACATCCCAGCCTAGTGCCTGTAAAATCTCTTGTGATGATTTACCAGTCTTAAAGTCCTTTGCCGCACCGTCATGAGGTAACCATACTTTACCCCAGTTTAACTTCTTGTCTTTCAATAGTGCAGAGTAATAATCCAGTGTTTTATGACTATCTTCGATTGATTCAATTACCCGCAAATCGGAGACACCTTTTTGCACTAAGCTGATAAACATTGCGTCATTCCAGCCTAGGTCGAATATAACCTGAACTTTGAGCATTGGATCATAAGGTACATTGCATATTCTTCCTTCGCTTTGCGCCAACTCCATTTCATCCGCGTAAATCGCGCCATCTACGGCGGCTTTACATCGCCCTTCCCAGATGTTTCTATATCCCTTTGGGTCTATACTAAGACAGTGCAGCCGCTCTTTTTCGAGAACATCGGGAAACCAAGGGTTATCACTGTAGTTCATTTGCACAACCATCGAATCTGGCGGTGGATTTACGACAAAACGCTTGTATGTATCATCAGTATCAATATCAGGGTTAAATGTCACCCATATCTCACTAGCTGGCTTACGGATTGTCGGTATTAGAATGTCCCATGACTTCTTAGAAACTGTTTGCCCTTCTTCAATCCAGACAATATCGCAACCTTCAAAAGACTTTACCGATTCCACCGTATGACTTGCTAAACCCGCAAAGCTAATTTGTGTGCCATTTTTACCGCGTATTTCAGTTTCCAACACTTGATAAAAAGAGCCTAATCCCATTTCTTGAATCTGATCTGATAGTAAAGTGTGAACAGATTGTTTGATTGATTTCTGAACCTCTCTAGCACACAGAATACGGCTTTTTTTGCTTGCACCGATAATGAGTAGTGCTTTAGCAAAACTCCACGATTTAGAGCTTCCACGTCCACCATGTGCAATCTTGTAACGCCGTGGCTCGAATATTTCTTCTAAGCAAGGGGGAAATGTAACATCTGTTAGATTCATTTTTTACCAAAAACCACATTGATGCCCTGAGTTGCTTCTTTATCAGCATCACCATTAGCATTATCATTGATACCATGGTTTCTACGACGCATATTAAAAACCTTGTCACGCGATTCAATAAGGGTTTTATTTATACGCGCTTTCTTCTCTAAGTCTTCTTCGCTGTCTGGGTCATTGGCAATAGTTTCAAGTTGTTTTTCAAGTAGCTCACATATCCGTGTTAGTCGCTTAACATCCTCGCGTTCTTCGAGAATTACTGTTGCTTGGATTGTTGCTGCGTTTTCTATAACTTCTCGTTCTGTTAATCGCAGGCTCGTACGAGCCTCGTAGCTTGATTCTCGTAGCTTACTTTCTGCCGCTAATTTAACTTTTGCACTAAGGTCTTTTTTCCAATCAAATCTTTTTGCCCTGCCTCTTACTGCGCCTTCTGAAATACCAAAAGAAGTCGCTATTTCAACATTTGACTTTATCCCTAAAGAATACTCTTGCTCTACTTTATCCCAATCAACATCCTTTGGTTTAGCCGCCATTACAAAAACTCCCTTTCAGTTACCCAGTCTTTACCGTCATGAACCATACAACCATCAATGACCGTGTATTTAGACTCAATCCCATTATCACTAAAACGATACGCGCACATCTCTGAGTCAACCCATAAGCTAAATGCAATAACCATGATAGCTATGACAATAAAAGCTATTTTCCAGTCAAACATAATTCAACAATCCTGTCTGCACGCGCTTCACATAACATTTCAATAGATTCTTCTTCGTTCTCAATTGCTGAAAGAACATTGTACATTGCATCACTATCTGTAAACGACAATAAGTCATCTGTAATTTCGCCGACAATCGACAAAAGTGCCATATCCTGTAATTCATCACTTGTTGCTAAAGTTAAAACTGTGTTACTTAAATTCATTATCTATTTCTCATATAATCTATTGGCTGTTTTTTAGCTGTTCGTTTTTCCAGAATAACTTTATTCTGAGTCTCTCGGCTGTGCGGCTTACTCTCTTGTCTCATAAAGTAATTAGGCAAGTTGATCGGTTGTATATTATCTTTCCATATCTCAAGCCGCCCTTTGTCTATTTTTTGGCTATCTTCAATTGTCGGCATTTTGTAGTCTCTTTTCTCTTTCTGCAACAACGTAATTCGTGTATTTTAACGTCAATCTTGCTTCAAAAGCGTCTGGCTGCCACATACAGTATCCTTTTTCTATATCGGTTTTAGCCAATGTGCGTGCTGTTTGTTCTGAATATCCATTCTCCATGTGAAGCCTAGTGTATTCTTCTATTTTATCCATCAAAACAAATCTAATAAATTAATCAGTGGTGGCATCTTCATCCTTAATTTCATCATGATACCCGCAATATGGGCAGTAACACGCGCTCACAGACTCATAAATAGCCAAGCACTTAGCGCATTGACTACATTGTATCAACTGCTTATTCCCTGTCAAAATATACCACCCACTTCAATAACTACATCATCGACTGGCATTATATAATGATGCTCTAAAAAGCTGTCAATCCGATGAAACGCCTGTTCTTGTGGGTTATTGCGCTCATGCGTCTGAACATGAGCCTTTACCACATCGTCAACCACAACAGTGCATTGGTCAATTTTGCGCACCCAAAACTGGTCTTTTTCAATCATTACGTTTTATGTCCTATCCACTTTTTTAGATAATTCAATAAATAAACCATCTTGTTTGTTTTCTATTCTATCAAGTTTGGCAAACATAGCGTGTTCCAGCCTTTCGGCATCCGTCTTTATCGCTCTCTCTAATCTTTCAGCGTCCACCTTTTTTACATAGTCATTTGCAATATGCAATTTAACTGACTCTACATCGGACTCGCTTGAACTGATTCTATCGTCATGTTTTTTAAACTGCCAGCCAATTGCTGCTAATATTGCTCCAGCAACTAGCACTACAATACTCATATCAATATTCATGTTTACTCGGCATTACGTCATCACGACGTGAATTAATTTTTTACATTATACCATTAATTGAACATTGTTATATTGAAATATATCACCGCACTAATTGCCAACGAATAAAAAATAATCCCTTCACAACCCCTTATAAATCAACACCTGAAATAATATTTCATATTTATTTTATGTTCACTATTGCGTTATGATGAACAACTGTTATACTTATCACAAGTTCAGAAGGTTCTGAGTTGGCTACCATCGGCTAAGATGGATTTTGGAGAATTACAATGAACAAATTATTACTAGCCATAATCTCCGTTTCAAATGCGATAGATGAATCAAGCGATATTTCGTCTTTTAACCTTTTCCACAAAGGTGCTGGCGGCGTTACATTTACTCTTGAATGCAAGGAATCACAAGCCGATTGCATTAGCACATCAGTTATAGCATTGATGCAATCAAAAGGCTTTAAAACACAATATGATCCTAATTTTGATGCCCATACATTGTCAATAAACTTTAATTTTTCAAAAAAATAAAAATCAATCAACACAATAGCTGGAGAGTGTCATGGGTTACTTAGTAATTGCTTTAATGAATCTAACCGCTTTAGTGTCAACCGTCTTAATTTACATTAATCTGTAAGGTGTATCATGTTAGTATTAAAATCGGTTATTGCAGAACCTAAAGCTGCTAATAAAATCATTGTTATAGACGAAAAATACGGTGACAACAATGGCGAAAAAATAGCAGTAACAACAATCAACTACAAAGAGTTAAATGACGGACAAGAACCTGAAAGCGTTATCTACGCTGAATACCTGCACAATTGTATCAAGGTCGTATCTAAAATAGCCCTTAACCTCGGCAAGCGTGGCATTACCGATAATGGACTGGTTAGCGACATCGGCGCAAATGGATGTAAAAATAAACGCGCTGGATGGTACTCCTATTATTTAACCCCTGCCGCGTTCGACAAATTCAAGAAAACAAATAGCATAGTTCTGAATCTGTACCTTGACTAACCCACTACGCCAAGGACGGCATAACCCACTACTGAGAATAAAAAATGAACATACCAAACACAATCCTGCGTCAACTAGGCGGCAATGGATTCTTGGCACTAACAGGCACTAAAAAACCATCATCATTTAACGATGGTAAATCATTATGGATGCAATTATCACGCAACAAGTCATGTGCAAACCGCATGGTCATCACATTAACCTCAATGGATGATTACACCATTGAAATTTATCATGAAAAAATGCCCAGCATGAAGCAATACTGCAATGGTATTACTGACATGATAATCACCAAGAAAAAGGTGATTGAAGGCGTATATTGCGATCAATTACAGGACATATTTGAAGAACTAACTGGTTTGTATGTCACTTTTAACAGACGATAATTGGTAATCATGGAAAATAACGCAGGTCGATTGCTCGGCGAACATCGGGCAATCGAAACAAAAAAATGCCCCGTGTGTAGTATCGAGTTCATAGGGCTAGTAAATCCAAACTCAGGTGCGAAAGGTATCATTAAACTTTGCAAACGGTGTTACATCAATCAATATCGCCGTGAACAACGCGCTAAATTAAAACAATTACAAGGTGAATAATCATGACCGTATTAAGACTTGAATCAACAAAAGGCACTGTACTACTGAATTTAAACAATGTAGCAGGTGCTTTGCTTACAGAAACCGATGACGGCGTAGAATTTATTGCGCTAACGATGATTGTTGGCGCGAATGTGAAAGTTATTATTTGCCTATCAAATGATGTTGAAAAACTGGATTCAAGCGACGTTACAAACCATACACACACTATCGCATTAATAGAAGAACTTGTTAGCGGTAATGGCACGTTAGCAGAGGTTATGCACGATATTGAAAGGGGTAAATCAGCGGGTCTTTTAATCGCATTGTTATTTAAGCAAGGAATAAGCGCGAACATCACTCAAGGCGGAGTAACAATTGTTTATAAAAGACACCAGAGAAAAGATATGCTTGACACGTTAAATGGTATGCGTGAATTATTATCACGGGTTGATACTAAGGTGTACTTAGACTATAAAAAATGCAAGTTAAAAGCAATGTATGTTGTTAGGAATGAAAATAAACCGATTAGCGTTAGTCATAAGAGGAATTAGTGATGATGGTAACAAGACCAACAGAGTATTTTGTAAGAGGTGAAAATCACAATTACTGGATAACCCAGATTAACCAAGAAAAGCCGCTAAACCATGTTAAGTCTCAATATGAACTGGGTCTTGAGAAATTAGGTAGTAAAGTGAATAAAAACTGGTTTATTTGCTGTATGCGCTATAACGCTGGCAAGGCTAGTAAATGGGATTTTCAAAGTACATTCGTAGGATTTGAACGCGGTTTCTCATGCCCTAATGAAGCGTTTTATATTCTTGAGCTTTACTTAAAAAAAGAGTTTGATATGCTTATTTGGCTTGGAGATATTAATAGATGATTTTTAACCTAAAGCACCAATTCACCCAATGGCTACTAAGTCAATCAGATGTGCTAATGGTAGCGTGGGATATGAAAGACAATGGTACTAAGCAGCCAATGATTCTACGCGGTGATATATACCCTGTAGAATCTGGATTTTATCAGTTTTCGCTAACTGGAAAATGCGGGTACTTTAATCGTGATGGCGAGTTTAGCGAGTTTAGACATTCGGCTAAACCTGTTTTTACTCAAGTTGATATTTTTAGATGACAGTGTTTTATCGCAACAATGACAAATTTGTCAAATAACAGAAATCAAGCGGATAGCGTTAGACTATTTGTAACTTAACAAGACTGGAGAATAAAATGCCGAGTCAACACACAATATCAGAAAACCTAAGCTCTTTTTTGCCATTTGACTATAACACCTTAGAACGTTTAGCTAAAAGACTCAGTGATATAAACATCTTTTTAACCGGTAGTATTGCCTTGTATTATCAAGGTTTTGATTTAGGGCGTAAGCCGCATGATGTGGATTTTGTTTTTTCTGGTGATTCTTATGATGAAATAACAAAAATTCTGGCAGAATTTTCCTTAGATACGGATGATATGATACTTGACTCTGATTCTAGCTATGATGTAGACCTATTTTTAACTGGATTTAAAATTAACGATGTTTTAGTTGAAGTTAGACGTGGAATTGACATCAAAACAAGAATCATTAACGGAATTATTATGCAGGATTATCGGCAGATAATTGATGAGAAAATGAAATACGCACTAAGTACATCATCAACAGCCATAAAACACCAGAAAGATTTAGAAACAATTGGCATTGACTTTGATTGCTATAAAAAAACTTTTGATAATTTGGAGGCTGCCAAAAAAGCCTTTGAAAAAGAAAAAAGACGCATTTATGATTTAAAAATAAGAAATGCAAATAATCAAATTGATTTTAACGCTAAAACGATTTGTGCAGGGCAAGTTCGTAGTTACGCAGACTCAATATATAAATACGAAATAAAATCACCGCTTGATATTGAGCATGTTGAGGCTGTAGCAAGAGATAGAATTGATAGGCTGCATAAAGTAACTAATAAGGGGTGGTGTTTTTCAGGCTCATGTAGCTTTCCGTTTGGACTAGAACCTTACTTCCGGCTTAGCAAGGATGGTGATGGCAGTTATACACTGTTAATTTGCCAGCCTTACACGGGGTAGATAGGTAATTAGCAGTCACAATAGCCCAGTTCGCAAGTTCTGGGCTATTGTGTTACTCCGAATCCTCAATAATCAAATTCGCTTTACTAAAAATATGCAACATTCCAGCTGGCTCGTCAAACTCAAACACATATCTTGTTTCCCCTGCCAGTGTTTTAAATTCTGACACAATTGTTCCACTTGCTTCATAGCTACCAATCTTTTTGGCTCGTTTAATTTTATCGCTCATTTAACTGCCATCCCATCACACTCAAGAATTAATAATTCAGCATTATCAACCAATACTTTTAATGCCACTGCCAATAACTCACTATTCAACTGCTCGTAAGGTACTGGTACGCCATCTTTCTGCCATTTAATTTGTGCTTTAGCTACTAATAACGCTTTATTAAGATTCAAAATTATCTCCTTAAAATAATAAAGTAAAGTCTTGCTAGCGCATTCCAAGCGACAGCGGCGGCATGTAATAACCCTGTTTCACTATCTAATTCCTCTCCTGTTGCTTCGGCTAATAAATGTCTATAGAGAGCGTCCGTGTAGCGTTTTTCCCCATTTAAAACAGACTTCCATCCATTATCCGTGTATTTATTTGCGCCGAATGTACCAACTTTACCAACCTCAATCAGTGATAAGGCGAATCCGTTTAACACCAATCCAAGTCTATTCTTACCTAAATCCAGTTTAGCTCCTGATTCGTGCTGATTTAACCCTGCTGGGTCTTTATCAGAATTAACTCCTTCTTTTATGTTCAATTTAGCAAGCTCCAGTAATAATTAAATTTAACAATGCGATCCTCCAAACCTATGCACGACTTACCATTAACAATCCGTGTAACCTCTTTCACGCACTGCTCAGTATTGCTTACACATTTTGACCACACCTTGTTTTTAGTAAAAAACCAGTATGCGGATTCCAATGGGTATTTATCAGAGATCAATGCAGGATCGCTATCTTCTAGCAATTCAATAAACCTGAAAAACGACTTTTGATTGTCTGCGCCTGTGATCTGGAGATACCCACGACCACGCCGATAAAACCCACTGCCACTACGCTCATCACCGTTACCCATTCTGTCCGCGTACACCCTTGCGCCAATTAATTCTGGCTTGTGCGCGTGATTAGATGCCATAGCTGTATTTTTGTAATAACTAGGGAATGCCTCTTTTAGCCGCTCTGCTGAATAATTAAAGTTTTCAACGACGTGTTTAAATCCATCACTCTCATGATCGCATTGTGCTAAAAAGTGGGTGGCTTGTAATGGTGTTAAATCGAGCTTTGATAGCTCCAATAAAACATTCTCAGGCACTTTG